GGACCCCAGGACGCCCAGGACCTGTCTAGCTGTAGGTTCAAAACCTACCTTGCGCGCGCTTGCGCAAGTTCCGCAAACTGCGCAAGTGGAGGGGGGCTTGACCCATGGTTGAGCTAGTCACCGCAACGGAGTTCTCTCGGCGCGTGGGCGTGACTCGCCAGCGCGTCAGCCAGCTCATCGACGAGGGCAAGCTCCCGACCGTTGCCGTCGGACGCAAGGGACAGCGCAAAATCCCGTGGGGCGAGGGCAAGGCCGTGTGGGACGCGGAGCGCGGCATCATTCCCGACCTGCCACCAGAGCCCAGACCCGACGCCCTCTCCGGCCCGGCCCCCGTCCCTGCCAACCACGCCACTGCCGCCAGCCGCCTTGCCCAGGCCCGCGCCGCCGACAAGGTCTACCAGGCAGAGACCCGCCGCCTCCGCATGGAGGAGCTGAGGGGTTCCCTCGTCTCCCTGGCCGACGTGAAGGCCGAGGCCCGAGAGATCGGGACCCGCATCCGCGTCGCCATCCAGGCCATCCCAGCCCGGGTGGCACCGCTCATGACCGGGGAGACGGCGCACGACGAAGCCATCCTCGACACCGCCACAACCGAAGCGCTCCAGGCGCTGCACGAGGGACGCTATGGGTGATCTGCAGATTGAGTACCTCCACCCGTCCAAGCTGCGCGCCTACGGACGCAACGCCCGGACGCATTCGCCGGAGCAGGTGGCGGAGATCGCCGCCAGCATCAAGCGCTTCGGCTTCGCCAACCCCGTGCTTGTGGACGCCAGCCTGGAGATCATCGCCGGGCACGGGCGCTGCGCTGCCGCCGCTCGGCTGGGGCTGACGGAGGTTCCCGTGGTGCGCCTGGCTGGCCTCACCGAGGAGCAGGTCAAGGCGCTGCGCATCGCGGACAACCGCCTGGCGCTGAACGCCGGCTGGGATGAGGCGCTCCTCGCCCAAGAGCTGTCAGACCTGCAGGCCGCCGACTTCAACCTGGACGCCCTCGGCTTCGCTGACGAGGAGCTGGCGGGGCTCATGTCTGGGCTACAAGTGGGGGCGCCCGACCCGGTAAAGCTAGACGACAAGAGCGCAGACACTAAGCCACCGCCGATGCAGCGCTGTCCGAAGTGCGGCTTTGAGTTCGCCCGATGATGCCCGGGACCATCGCCCGCTACGTCCAGGCGCGCTACGCCAAGCCGGCGTATGCAGTGGAGAGCTTCGACGTGCGGGGCTGGCCCGGCCTCGCTATGGTCGTCGACGCGCTACAGAGGACCGGCCATGAAGTCGACTATTGCAGCGCGGCGACCGCCCACCGCCATCGCGTGGTGCTAGTGAGCGTCACAAGCGCATGCGACTGGTGGAGCTTCATCGCCGAGCGGGAGCGGTGGCAGCCGTGCCCCGACACCGTTGTTGTGGTCGGAGGGCCAGGCGTGCTTAACGTGCGCCCATTCCTGCGTTGGGCCGACGTGTTCGTATTTGGGCGAGGCGAGCACCTGATCTCCCCGCTGGCCGACGCGCTGCTCGCCGGGGAGCGCTTCGATCACGAGTCGGTCTGCTACGCCGACGCCTTCGGCCCGGAGAGCACATACCGGATCGCTCAGGCGTCGGAGCCATGGCCGCACTCCGTGCGCCTGGAGGGCGGGAAGCTGTGGTCCGAGCGGTCTATCGGCTGCCAGCGAAAGTGCCTGTTCTGCGGGTACACATGGCACCGGCGCAACGTGGCCGGAATGCAGGACGCGTCGAGCGCAGGAAGCGCCATGTGGGGAAACGTAAGCGCCGAGCGTACGTTCTTCGACCTGGACCTGGCCAGACCGGATACATGGGCCAAGGGGACGCCGCGCCTGATTCTCGGCCTCGACGGGTTCAGCGAGCGGCTGCGCCGGATGGTCAACAAGCCGATCACTAGGGAAATGGTGCGCATGCTTGTTAGTGGGATCGCGTCGACGGACCGGACGTACTGGGTGCAGCTCTACAACATCTCCGGGCTGCCCAGCGAGACGCACGACGACTGGCTGGAGATTAAAGAAGACATCGCCGCTGCCGACTGCGCTGCGCCCAGGCCGGACGGGAAGCAATGGAAGATCCTTCTCCACTCCACGCAGTTCAGGGCCATGCCTGCCACCCCTTCCGCCTGCTGGCCGATGGAGTTGAAGAGCCACAGGGGGGAGATCGCCGCGGTCCTGAGAGACCCCGAAAACCCGAATCTTGTCTTTCACCAGGGCCCGCGCACGTGGGCGGTGGAGACGGCTGGCACGGAGGCCCTGCCGTCCGTTGTGCTCGACGCCGTGTCCCTGCGTGGCACCGAGGAAGACTCCGAGAGCGTGGGCCGCATCGCCCGCACGCGCCGCTTCTGGGGCTCCCGGTCCGACAGCAAAATGGCCACGCTCGCCGGGTGTTTCGACCTGCAGCGTCTCTTCGGGGAGTTCGCCGCCGAGACGCTGCCAACCCGCTACCTGAAGGGGTACGCCGGTGTTGAGCGGATGTGGGGCCGCAGGCCGTGGGCCGGCCCCGGCGCCCTGCCATAATGGGAGCCTACACCGGCGTTCTCCGGGCAGTCCTCCGCCCGAAGCCCCGCCTTCTGGTGTCGGAGTGGGCCGACCGCTACCGGCGGATCCCGAGGGGCACGAGCCCGGAGCCGGGGGCGTGGCACACTGATCGGGCGCCCTACGTCCGCGGGATCATGGACGCCGTGTGCGACCCGGCGATAGAGACCGTCGTCGCCATGATGGCCTCCCAGATGGGCAAGACTGAAGCGCTGCTCAACATCCTCGGCTACTTCGTCGACCAGGACCCGGCGCCAATCCTGATGGTCCAGCCCACCATCGAAGCCCTGGAGGCCTTCAGCAAAGAGCGCATCGAACCGAGCTTCCGGGCCTCGCCGGTCCTGCGCGGCAAGCTGGAGAGCGGCAAGGACGGGCGCGGCGGGAACCGCAAGAGCGCCAACACGATCCGAGTCAAGCACTTCCCCGGAGGCTACCTTGCTCTCGCCGGGGCCAACGCCGCCGCCGGACTCGCGAGCCGCCCGATCCGGGTGGTGCTTTGCGACGAGGTGGACCGCTTCCCCATCTCGGCGGGCGTCGAGGGGGACCCCGTCAAGTTGGCCAGGCAGCGGACCTCGAACTTCTACAACCGCAAGATCGTCCTCGTCTCCACGCCCACCGTGGACGGCCTGTCAAAGATCCAGCACGAGCACGAACAGGGAGACCAGCGGCGCTACGAGGTGCCCTGCCCTCACTGCGGGGCGCTGCAAGTCCTGGTCTGGAGCCGCCTGATCTACAAAGACGCCGACGGAGAGCGGGACCTGGAGCGAGCGCACTACCTCTGCGAGCACTGCGAGGGTCGGATCGAGGAGCGCCACAAGCCAGCCATGTTGGCCGCCGGGGAGTGGATCGCCCAGAAGCCCGGCGGGAAGGTGGCCAGCTTCGGGGACCTGTCGGCGCTCTGCTCGCCCTGGGTGAGGTGGGCCGAGCTCGCGGAGCAGTGGTGCAGGGTCCAGGACGACCGGGACAAGCGGGGGCTGCAGGAGTTTGTGAACCTGCGCCTCGGCCAGCCGTGGGTCGAGCACCAGCAGGTGATCGCCGTCGAGTACCTGGAGCGGCGCCGCGAGTACTACGACGGCGAGGCCCCCGCAGGGGTGCTAGTCCTGACCGCAGGCGTGGACGTGCAAGACGACCGCCTGGAGCTGGAGGTGGTGGGCTGGGGCGCGGATCGCGAGAGCTGGGGCGTCGAGTACCTCGTGCTCATGGGCGACCCCTCCCTGCCCGAGAGCTGGGCCGCGCTCGACGCGCAGCTCGTGCGCACCTGGCAGACCGACGACGGTCGCCGCCTCGGGCTGTCCTGCGTGTGCGTGGACTCGGGTGGCCACCACACAGCGGAGGTGTACGCGTACTGCCGGGCTCGGGAGCAGCGCGCCGTCTGGGCCATCAAGGGGCGGGGCGGGGCGGGGGTGCCAGCCGTCGGGAAGCCTACCCGCGGAAACCGGATGAAGGCCGCGCTCTTCACGCTCGGCGTGGACGATCTCAAGGGCACGCTGATGGCTCGGATCCAGACGGAGCACGAGGGGCCAGGCTACTGCCACTGGCCGCGGCAGGCGGATCGGGGGTATGACGCTGCCTACTTCGCCGGCCTGGTAAGCGAGCGGCGCATCGTTGTCCAGCGCGGCGGGGCGCGGCGGATGGAGTGGAAGAAGATCCACGACCGCAACGAGCCGCTGGACTGCCGCGTCTACGCCACGGCCGCGCTGGAGATCCTCCACCCCACGCTTACGAACCGGGCCAATCCCGGGGGGCCAGGCGTGCCGCGCGTGACAAAGCCGCGCCGAGGCCGTAGGGTTCTCTCCAGGGGGGTGCGATAGTGGCGGAGCCCTGGACCCTAGTTCAAGCGCAGGAGCATCTAGCGGCGTGGCTCGCCGCTGACCTGGCCTGCGCCGGTGGCCAGTCCTACACCATCGGCTCCCGCACCCTCACCCGCGCCGACCTCACCGACATCGCCCGACAGCTCGCCTTCTGGCGCCGCGAGGTGGCCCGTCTCCAGGACGGCCGCGCCGCAGGCCCACGCATCCGCCGCGTGATCCCGAGGGACCTGTGAAGCTCATCGGCCGACTGCGAGCCATGGCCAGCGGCTACGGGAGCCACGGAGCATCGTTCGCCCGCAAGTCCCTGATGGGCTGGATGGCCACTGCCGGCGGCCCCGACGAAGATATCACCGAGCACGTCGAGACCCTCCGCGAGCGCAGCCGGGACCTCTTCGCGGGCACACCGCTTGCGACCGGGGCGTTGCGGACGCTGGTCACGAACACCGTTGGCGCCGGGCTCCGTCTGAGCCCGAGCATTGATGCAGAGGCGCTCGGGCTCAGCGACGACGAGGCCGACGCCTGGGAGCGCCAGACAGCCCGCGAGTTCGCCCTGTGGTCGAAGCACGCGGACGCAGCCCGGACGGCGACGTGGGAGCAGCTCCAGTCGCTGGCCCTCCTCTCGGCGCTGATGAGCGGGGACGTGTTCGTCGCGCTCCCGACGATCCGTCGGGGTGGGAGCATCTACGATCTCAGGGTCCAGCTTATCGAGGCGGACCGCGTGTGCGACCCCTCGCCCGTCAAGCCCGGCGTGGATGTGTGCGGCGGGGTGGAGCTCGGGAAATACGGCGAGCCGGTGGCCTACTACGTCGCGCAGAATCACCCTGGCTCGACCCGCTCGCTGAAGATGCAGTCGTGGAAGCGCG